GAAACGAAGGCAAAATCACCCTTCCAGTAGGCTCGGACTGCACGAAAAATGGAGACGGACGCCCGAAATGGGTTCGGAAAGACCATTAGCAGTTCCTCCGCCAGCAGGCTTCAGGCAAGGTTTCGTCGTGCCGCTGGGGCACGGCGAGGTGGACCACGGTGCAGACGTCCTCTTGGAGCGCGCCACACACAGCGATGCCTTGATGGACCGGGTCTTGCCCGTCGAGAATGCCCCGGCGACTGGTCGCCACGCTGGCCTTGCAGCTGCCGCACGAGGTCGGGAGGCTCCGCTGCCGCGGGCACTGCGCGCAAATATGCGCCCGTGCGAGGGCCACGTTGCGGTCGATGAGTCGGATGTGTCCGAGCCGCTTTTCCTGAATCAGCCAGCCCATGAAGTTCAGGATTTTCGCCATCATGTTCCCGTCCGGGCTCTCGGGAATTGGTCCGGGTCCGTTGGTGTCTTTGCAGAAGCCGCGGTTGCGACCGCAGAGCTGCGTCATGATTTCCAGAGTGGGGTTGCCGATGTCCTGCGCCCGGCGTTGCCGGTATTCGATGACGAGCTTGACCAGCGCGGGGAAGCTGCTGGCCTTGTGCTTCGTGCCTTCGGCGTCCTTGAAGAACCAGCCGCCATCCGGCCACAGGTTCGGGTTCATCGTGAGCATATCAAAAATCGTTATCCGGTAGGGACTCGAATCGGTTTGTTACATCCACGCGATAACTGTAGGACGTGTCGTCCTCGTCGTAGCCGTCTGCATGTGTGTTCTCGGGCGTCATTCCGAACGTGACCTGCGCCGCGTTGCGCGCACCGAAGAAAAGCAATGACACTGCATCCGCCTCGTCGGGGGACAGCGCTTGATTGCGGAGCCGGTAGTCCTCCTTGGTCTCCACCTTGCACTTCTTCCCCATGGCGCGGAACCAGCGCGTGGTCATCTGCGGAATCAACTCGTTAAGGTCCATCGAAGGGAGCGCTCGCGCATAGTCGAACTCAATCATCTTCCGCATGAGGAACCACAGCTCCGTCTGAATCCGGTCATATTCCTCCTCCGGCGTGAGCGTGTCCTCCACCATTATTTTTCGGTCCGTCGCGGCCTCGGAATAGTTGACGGCTTGGACCTCAGGGGACCAGATAGCTTTCACGAAGTCCCACACGCCCTGACCGTTTCCAGTCCGGTCCATGCACAGCCATCCGGGCTTGACGAAAAGCTGCTTGCTCAGCTTCACCACTGACTCGGCCAGCTCCTTGCTGGGAATGTCACTGATTGGTTTCGGGACCTTGAAGATTGCCTCGAGCTGAAGAGCCCAGCGAGGAGTGTTGTTGCCGGAGCGGTTCTTGAAAAAGATGGTGAGCCCGTTGGGGTGCTCGAGCGTGGGCGGTAGCTTCATCCCGATGGCCACACCGAACTTTCCCTTCGCGTAGTAGGCAGAGTCCTTGCCTTGAAGGGCCGGGTCGAATCCCGCGCACTCGTTCGGGGTCTCGAGCCAAATATATTCGGCCTTGAACTTGTTCATCAACCCGCCGGAAATCACGGCCATGCTGACTCCGACCGGCGGGAAGCATCCGCGAGCCATGGTCCAGTAGCCGGGGGACTCGGTGCCGCCCGCGTTCTTGATAATCAGCTCGAAGCCCTCCTTGGTTTGAAGGCCCTCGAAAATCTTTCTTCCCGCTTGGACGTTCTCGGAATACTTCGCATCGAGCCGAACCACGCGCCAGCCGCGGGTGGACTTCCAATCGAAATCTCGGTCGGCGTCGAACTTTGCCCAGCCGCCGTCCGGCTCGCAGCGTCGGCCAACTTCGTCCGTCGTGTCCGTCGGGTTGAAGGCGCCAATTACTTTTAAGCCGTGGTCGCCCTGAGCATTGGCAAGGACGTTGTCCACGTCTTTCCAAATCCCCTTGGGGATGTTCACCATTTCATCGAGGAAGACGAACATGCGGCTCAGTGTCCCGAAAAGATGATGGGGCTTCTTGCGTGGGAACCGCTTCGTTCCCTGAATTCGACCGGCGGACTTTTTGCCGAGAGGAACGACCACTCCTCGAATGGCACCGCGGCGTTTGCGAGGGTCCAGACCGATGAATAGTTTACCAACGACACCCGGGAGAGGGATGGTCGCGTTACGATGAAGCTCCACCAGATGCGAAAAAAGATTGTCCTCGAGGTGGTTCTCCGATGGTCCGATGACCTGCACCGTGGTGAACTCAGGGTCGCGAATCCATTCGAGCATCAAGCGCACTCCCATCGAGTAGGATTTCGACATGGACGCCGCGCCCATCAAGAGAATGAAATCGTCCGAGTTGAAGGCCCTCCAGACCCTTGCGGTGGATTCCGGCTTTGGCGTGAAGAGAGTGGGGGACCACAAGAGCTGCGCGGCCTCTTCCATCCCCTCGTTGTTCAGGCAGAAATGTAGCAGGGGCGTGAGGACCGCCAAGGCCTCGGCCTTTGTGTTGACCTTGTCATTGCGTCCCGCGTTCTGGACCACGAGCTTCGCGGCTTCGACGTGCATGTCCGTGTGAAGGAGCTCCGCGACTTGGTCTACCAGAATTTTTGTCTCGGCAGTAATCGGCATTACATCGTAATCCCCTTGCCGTGCTCCCGACTCCACTGGTGGCGCGCCGACACCATAGCCTGCAGCGAGAACTGGGTCTTGACGGAGTGCAGCATCACGGCGCCTCTCTGGACAATGTGGTTCACCATGTGCCCGCGGCTGTGTGCGTCAGAAGTCGGACAGCTGATTCCATCCCGGAAGTTCTTGTGCGGTATTCCGCCTGCGTGGCAGATTGCCATCATCACCCAATCGATGAAGGGTGTCTGCTGGTCGTAGGCAAAAGTGCCCTCGGTCGCAATCATCTTCTCGAGAATGGAACGTGAGAAAAAGTAGGGCGGCTGAAAAGCTTGGCGCGGCCACTGGTAGTCTGACTTGCGCTGGTGCATCAAGTCGCTGACCTCATTGGACCAGAAGTTGTGCGGGTCCTTGTAGAGGTATTCCGGTATGCGCGGGGAGAGGCAGAGAGAGTCCGAGTCGTTGGCCAAAAAGTAATCGAAGGGATACTCCAGCAGAACACGCATTTGGGCGAACTGTCGAGTGAGTGATAAATCTCCCACATAAGCGCGCTTCCCGGCGAAGCGACAAATGTGCGGACCCATCCGTTCGATTCGTGAGTCGACGGGTGAGAGGATGATGAGAGGGCACTGGTGGTGCTCTTGATACCGGAGCATGTTCCGAATCTGAATCGAGTCTCCATAATATCCGTGGCAGCTGACCAGAGTTTTAGGGTTCAGCTCCGTGTGATTCTTGACCGACACCACCTCGACCTGCGTCATCGGGTTTGAATAGATGATGTTTGCCATATTTCGTTCTTGGTGAGGTGGTCGAAAGTGTCCCGGTATGTTTGCTCGAGCCCATACCAAAGAGTTGTTGGGGGCTCCCAGTTTAAGGCGGCGCGAAGCGCCGCGTTGTCACTCGTCTTATGAATGATGCCAGTGGGGGCGGACATATTATACTGCCTAACCAATTGGACTCCGGCGATGTATTCGAGCATGCCGACCAACTCGTTCACTGACGCAGAATTGGGGTTAGCCAAATTCAGAGGGCCTTTCACGGGCTCAGTTACCATCCTCCAAATTCCCTCGATGCAGTCGTCGATGTAGAGGAAGCTGCGCGTCTGGTTCCCGTCGCCCCAGATTTCGATTTCGTGGTTCCCCGTGAGCTTGGCGACGGCGACCTTCTTGCACAGCGACTCTATGACGTGCTCGCGTCCCGCGGGCCGATGGTCACCCGGACCGTAGAGCGTGTGAAACCGTGCGATGGTGCAACGGATGTTCTTGTCCTTGTCGAAGGCTTGGCACATGCGCTCCGAGAAAATCTTTTCCCAGCCGTAGCCAGTGTGCGGGTTGGTCGGTAGCGCGTCACTCTCCTTCATGGGCCTCGGGCCACCGGGGTAAACGCAGGAAGAGGACGCGAAAAAATATTGTGTGACTTGGCGCGACTCGCAACACCGGAGCAGGTTAGTGTTTATGAGCGACGAAAGCATGCAGTCCGCGTCGTTGCCTTCGATGAAGCCAATGCCACCGACCTTGGCGGCGAGGTTGAAAACTATGTCCGCATGTTGGCAGGCGGAGGAGGCTACCCCAATGTCGCAAAGGTCATCTCCGCACTTGCGGGTGACCTCGCGCACACCATACCCGCGCTCCCGGAGGAATTTGACAAGGGCGCGGCCGACGAAGCCACTGGAACCGGCGACTGTTGCACGCATACGCCGATTAGGACTTGGTGTTGGTGTTGAAGCCCTGCTTGGCGGTGTCGTAGTCGACGTTGAACTTGCCGGGCGCCTTGGTGGACGGGTCGGGGCCGCTCGGGTTACTCGAGGCGCCCTTGCCCATTTCGGCTTCGCGATAATCTTCCTCGTCCTTGAAGGACCGGGGGTCGTGTGCGGTGATTTCTTTTGGCATACCAGAAAAAGGTCTCTGGCGGGGCCGAAAGTCAACCGGGGAAATGTCTCAGGCCTTGATGTAGTGGCGGGGGGTGTGGGGCTTGCGCCGCTTCAGGGGGTGAGCCATAAGGGCTCGGGAAAGCAACTGCTCGTCGACGTTCTGGGTGCGGGTCAGGAACTGAATCACAGCCGTGCAGGTCTCGACCGGCGCACCAACGAGGTCCTCATACCAAACCACCAGCCGGTTCGGGATGGGGTAGAGCACCCACTTCTTCACGAACGCCGCCCAAAAATCGACTCGGTTCTCCGGGGTGTCCGGGGTGGCGCCGACACGGAGGTCATATGTCTCCCAGCTCTCGAGGGACTCGAGGGGGTTCCGGACCTGCACGAGATATTGCCTAGAGTTGTCAAGGTTGACGGGGGTCTTCAGGTCGAAGTCGTGGTTCTTCTGGTAGTTGACCGGCGGAAACTGGCAGCCCAGCATCGCGTGAGGGTCGCGATAAATTTCCCCGTAGACAAAGGTCTCCGCGAAGTAGACCTTCAGCACGTTGACCAGAGCGTGGTGCCCGGAGCGCGGATAGGAAATGCACTCCGTCGGGACCAGCGTTTTGCAGAACTCGTTTTCCATAGTAAATTGGCGAAGCGACCGGTGGACACGACCCACATCGGCTCCACGTGAATTCTTAGCTACGTGCTCCGACCTGTTGCAAGCAGCCCCGCCCTCGCGGGGTTCAGCCACTCCATAAATTGGCGGGCGCGTCTGCCGTCAGGCAGAACTCTCGCGGCTGGCTCATGGGTGCGACCCACATTTCCAAGCCGAAATTCAGCGTCCAAAAGTAAGCGGGGTTTTTAAGACACACTATCGCAGGTTTCGCGGGTCGCGGCGTCAGACCATGCCGTCAGCGCTGGCCAGCGTTCACCCCGCTTGCCGTGTCCTCCCTTGGGGAGCGTTCGGCCATTGGTGGCGGCGGGCGCCGAAATTTTGCACGGCTCTCACTACGCAGGAGCCGTCTGCGTCGGTTCGCCACACCTGAGGCTGGCGGGTTGCCGAAAAGTAGAGGGAGCTTCCTTGCTCCCGCACAAAAGAGCCGAGCTGGTGCGGGGCCATGCGTCCTTTCGGGCGCGGGACGTCCGCGACTTCGCGAAACCCCGTCTCGACTACTGTTTGGTTTTTCCACCTCCGGAGGCATGGGGCTTAGAAAGCCCGGTTCCGGATAGGAAATTGGTGGACGTATCGTGCCCTTGACGCCGGGCTTCTACCGGTGGACGACCCAAGGCATTTCGCTGTAGTCACCCGCTTGAGGATTGGTTGCGGTCGCCGGAGTCGAACCGGTCTTCCAACTTATGAGGATGGCGTGCGCCGTCACACTTCCCCGCAGTTTTCAAAGAACAAAATTGGTGGACACTATCGTGGCCCTGACGTCGGGCTTTTTCATACCGATGGCGATTAGCCAGCTTCAGCCCGGAACATTCCATGCCGCGGGCGCGATGTCAACTCTTACGAATTGGTGATGGTCACCGTGATGGTGCCGGGAACCGAGGGCACGTCGGGGCCAGAGGCCACCGCACCGAGCGGACCTTCGCCGACGAAGTTGACCGCACTGACCTTCCACTGGTAGACGCCGGGAGATGGGTTCACAATTTCAAATGAGGGTGTGGTCACAACGGTGAGCAGACTGAACGCTCCGCCATTGACGGACTGTTGCAGACGATAGTTTAGGACGCCTTCGCTCGCGGGGTTCGCGGGCCAAGAGAGGTTGATGGTTGTCATTCACCAAAGAGATTTGCATTTTTCCGGAATGTCAATTCGCGGACAGAAAATGAATGTGACTGCAAATCAATCCGTGCGTCCGAAGCCGTCAAAGTCCTCGTAAACTGCAGGAACGATGTCGCGACCGTGGTTGTCCAACGCCAGCCTCAACCAATGTGGATTCAGGTGGTGATTTTCTTTCAGACTCCCGGCGCAGTCAAAAATTGGAAGCTTGATACGCAGGGCCTCTTCCACCTCGGCGCGGGCTCCGCTCGAAATTCGCCAGTCCCACGTGAGCACCACGGCGTCACAACGACGAAGTATCTCGAGGTCGCCCTCGAGCCACACTTGGTCCGGCGCCGCACCTTGGAAGAAACGCGTGTTGGTGTGCGGGCAGATGGCGCACCATCCCGGGATGTTCCAGACCTCGAGCGAAAGCTCTTCGGCCCGGCGAATGTTTTGCTCGATGAGCCAAGAATTCTTGGCGCGGAAGGGACCGGCGACGTATGCGATTTTCATTTCCCAGTTTTCTCCGCGTTCTTCGGGTGTTTCTTGTTTTTGGCGTTGAGTGCGCGTGCGCGGCGTCGAGCTTTGCCCGACTCGACGGCATTATTCATTCTTTGGATGGTTGCGAGTGAGAACATACCTAGTTGTTTTGAAAATTGTGCTCTTTAAGAGCGTCGG